TAAAAGCCTTACCCAAAATACCAGATTTTGTCCACTTGTGTGCACCCCAACGTAAACGAACATTACGTTTGGTTTGACCAACGTATTGTTGTCCGTTAACTTTGTTAGTGATTAGGTAGATTAATCCGTATTTCATTTTATCTTTCTTTTAGCGTTCCAGGTTTTTTCCTCAATTTTCACTATACTGTTACCAGTATAGGGCCCTTAACTTAACAAGTCAAGGCGTCTTCGTCTGATCCGGCAAAAGTCACTCCGTGTTCTAACATACTGTTATCATTGAGTTTTTCTCAATAGGCTGGTCATTTCTGCCAACCTCTACCGTTTCATTTTGTTATTTCGGTAGTTCGGACTATCGCATCAACTTTCGTTGCCAACTCGTTTAGTCTCTCACGGTGCTTTCGCTTCCGCCTTGTCACCCTCTACAGGGCTTCCAAGTCAATTAGAGTCGGTTTAGGCTCGGCTTAGAAGTTAACCGAGGATAATTGGCTGGTGATATAAATTCCCAGGTTGCTTATCCTTGCTCATGAACTTGATCTTATTTAGCAACTTAACCCCATCTGGGATTAACTCTGCAAGACGATCGGCATAAGTTTCTTTGAAAAATCCATTCAATGTTCCAACGGTATTATTTGGAGTACCGTAAGTATTTGCACTTGCCATATACTATATTTCCTTTCTATTAATTATTCTTTTACAACGTATTTTAAAATAACACTGTCGGCAGCAACCATAGCTGCACTGAGTGTTAGAGTTACTTGTGAATCAGCAACGCCGCCAGAAGGAGTTCCAATTGCAATTCCAGCTTGAGCGATTAGATAAACACCAACGCTGTCGTCACAATGTAAAGCAGCCCGAACTTCAGCAACAGGCTCACCCACTTGAATTACAACATTGGTTCCTGCCCCAAGAGCAATAACACCAATGTCTGATAGTTTTAAACAAAGTTCCTGCACTTTTAGTGCAACCGAAAGAACTTTGTCGTCTTTTGATTGATAAGAAATTGACATATTATTTCCTATATTTGGTTAAATGGTTAATAGTTAATTGCCTTGTAATCTTCTTAGATATTTCCACTCAGTATACCTGGTTATGGAAAGTCTTAGTTGACTACCCTATAAAACAAACGATCAAACTCCGAAAAAGTCCTTATAAGACATTTTCTTTTCAGGTTCTTTTACAGAAGTTTTACCGCCCGTATCTTTTACTGCTTTAGCCGAAGAAACAGCAACTGCTTCTTTAGCCTTAGCAAGATTCTTTTTACGAAAATTAGCTAAACGCTGCTTTCCTAAAAACTGTTCTAATGCCTCATCTGGCATAGCGTTGATGAGGGTTTGAATATCTTTTTCAAGTTCTTGTTTTACAAGAGGAATAACATCTTCAGCAGAAACATCATATCCTTCTTGCAAAGCTACAAGCATATAATCTGCAATCTTCTTAACCACATATGGTTCTTTAGGAAGATTAGAGCTTTCTAAAGCAGCGGTCATTTGCTGATCGTACTTCTCGTATGCTTGCTCTTGTAGTCGTTCAAATTCTTTTTGTTCGAATTGTTGTTTTTCTTGTTCACGTTCTTGTTTAAGAGAACGAAGTTCTTCTTCGATTCGTTCTTTTTCAAGTTGTTCAGGTGATTTTTGGGAGTTTTCAATTTCTTGTTCAATAATTTGTCTTGCTAATTCACGTTCATCAATACTAAGTTCTTTAAGAAGCTTGCGAGGGTTTTTAGTGCCTTCGGTGATTAGCTGACGAATTTCTTTTTCAAGCTGGGCATATTCTTGAGCGCGTTTTGTTCCCATGCGTGACATTTGAAGGTGGCGCTTCATGTATTCAATAGCTTCAGGATCATCTGGAATTTCAAATGGAAGATCTTCATCAATCTCACGTCCATCTACTTTTAGACGGAGAGAACGAAGCCTAGCTGCTTCTTTAACGGCAGCTTTTGCTTCTTGACTAGAGTTTTGGGTTGTTTCTGGGGCATCTGCAATTTCGGCAGAAGAAGATTCGAATACCTCGCTTGAGGTTTCGGGACTAGCTGATTGTACAGCTTGTGCTGATGAATTATCCATAATATGATACCTTTTTTACGCCCTTACGGGTAGTTTAAAGTGAACCGCTCGACATGAGTAGGTTTCTATTATAGTTGTTAATATTATTTACCTTTCTTAATATGCTTTTTAATTCTATTAAACCGTTTCTTATCAGAATACAATTCTTTATATAATGGCTTTGTTGATTCGTATGTGTTAGAAGATGCTGACATATATTATTCCTCAGAAGCTGGCATCCTATTTTTCTTTTTTTGTTCAGTTAGCATATTATTTAAACGTCTGTATTTAGCTAATTCAGCTTCTTCTTGTTCTTGTGTTTGCGTTGAAGTTGGACGTAATAATTCAAGAAATGGAGCAGCTCTTCCTGCTAGTTTTCCAGCCATTCCTAATCCAGTTTCAGCAATATCAAGACCTACTTCTGGAATGTTGCCCTCTTTCACATCCATAGCAGCACCAACAGCACCTAAACCTGTTGCAACTTTAGGCAAAGCCCCAAGAACTTTTTGTGTTCCACGTCCCATAGATGACTTTAAATTTGAAAATTGTTTTTCTCTAGCTATTTGATTTTTGATTTTACCAATATCAACATCCCTAGCGCCTTCGGGGTCTTTTATGACAGGAGTTGTATCCATAGGCATACCCTGCTCTAACCATTCACGCACTCTTTTAGTGGATCGGGATGCTTCACTCAATCTTTCCATTTCTTGGAGTGCTTCTGCTTTTGTTGCTTCGTCAATATTAATACCAGCTTCTTTAAATTTATTAGCAATTAGTTCACCAGAAACACCCGCTTGTTTTAATTCTTCTGCGAAACTTGGTGGTGGGGAATATTTTCCACCAATATAAGAAGCTTTACCTAGTCCCTCACTGGGATATTTTTTTTCAATTTCAAGTGCTTCCATTGCAATTGGGTCTTCATAAATATCTTTTGCTAGTGTCCTACCTCTAGATTTTATATCTTCCAATGTCTTTTGTTTTAAATCAGGTGGTAAATCTTCTAGACTTTTCCCAAAATAAACAGTATCTTTTTGTTTAGCTAAATCTTCAAGATTTTTTGTTTGTTGTTGAGCAAATTCTTCAAATTGAAGTTCTTTACGGCGAGCATTTTCAAGATCTCGAAGAAGTTTTTTTTCTTTTTGTTCTGAAGTCATATGAGTAATATCGGTTGCATCTGGGTCTGCTTCTAATATTTTTTTTGCCTTCGCCATATATTAATCCTTTAATCTTTTCTTTAATTTAGAGAATCGCACTTTGCTTGTTTTATGACCAACTTTTTGTTTATCAGCAATAGCTCTTTTTCTTTCAGAAGAAGATAGCTCTGACCACGTTTTGGGTGTGTCGGATGTAACTTTTTTAGATGGTCTGCATTTAGGAGTGCCTTTAGTGGTGCCTGATCCACATTCGTCACCCTTTTGGTTAGTCCATTTTTCAGCAAACCATCTTTTGAGGCTCATTTATAACCACCACCACGAGCCTTATATGTTTTAACAATCCAAGCAGATGCATATGCAGAAGGAAAACGATCAAATTTTTGTTTAGCTTCAGCTTTAACACGAGAATATAAAGCAGAATCTGTTGGCTTAGACCCATCAGAAGTTTTACCTAATGATTTTTTTAGGTTTTTAAATTTAGACATAAACATTATTCTTCTGAAGCAGGTACTCTATTTTTCTTTTTTTGTTCTGGTGTTTCTTCTAAAATACGAGTTGCGTTTGGGTCTTCATTTAATTTTCTTTTTAAGTTTGCCATACCTTACTTCTTACCAGCTATGTTTCTTTTTTTAATTGAATTTTTCAAACCACGAAACTTTTTAATATAATCAGAATCATCTAAATCATCTTCATCAATACTTGAAGCTAATTTATTATGCCCTTGATTCCACATATAGGCAGCTTTTTCTTCATCATTTTTCGAACGTTTTAAAACGCGAGTTGCAATATCATCTGCTAAATTTTGTTCTATTCGATCTTGATTTGCTAAAAATTCTTTTAATTGCTCAGGATTCATTTGTTGCATTAATGCTTCATCTGGACCGATTTGCCCCTTTAGCTCGCGTCTTTTAATAAATTCTTGAGCTGTTTTAGGCATGATTCCATATTCACCTATAGCAGCATCTCCTTCATGAATGCCAGATTTAATCGTTGTGTGATCTAAATCTTTTCCACCAGAAGATTCAATTTGTTTTATAATATTTAAAAAATGTTTTTTATCCATACAATTAAAACGCAATACCTTTTAATTTTTTAATGCTAGGTTCATGCATTTTTTTTAAAAATTCTTTAGGGTGTTCAGAAGCTTGTTTTTCAGCAGTAGCTTTCTTTTTAATAACTTTTTTAAGTCGCTTAAATTTAGACATATTAATCTCGCTTGGATTTGTTGCCAATACATTTCCATTTACGGCGGCTTAAATTGTTTGGGGAGTTGCTATCACTACGCCAATCGCCTTTGATTTTATTTGATCTAGCACAATATGCGTCCGCTTTAGACGTGGAGGGTCTTATGCGATCACCACCATCAGATGCTTTACCAGCTTGTCCATAAGACACCTTGCGTGTCCTACCACCAACGGTTTTAATAATCTTTGTAAATCGTTTACCCTTAGCTGGTTTTGCCATAATTATTACCTAACGTATAGTTGTTATTTTATAAATAAAATGTATAAAAATAATATAATATTAAAAAATACTGAGGTAATAAAGGCTTTTTTATAAGAATTATGTAGTTTTTTATGTTGCCTATGGGCAACGCTTAAATCAATGAATTCTTTTTTTGGTTTGTGTTCTTTTGGATTTTTTTTAAATATAACAACGGCCATATTATAAGTTGTTAAAATAAAAAAAAGGATGGGGCATTTCTGCCCCATCCCCTATTATATTAATTTAGTATATATTAAGCTAAAGTAAAATCAAAGGAAGAAACTCCTTCAATTTCTGATCGCTTAACAACAAGAAGACTTCGATCTGGTTTAGATATAATCACCTTGTGAAGTTCAAAAACATCACCAGTCATCATTCCAGAACGTAGTTTCATTGCTTTCTGTGATTCAAAATCACGGAAAGATGCCACTAAACGCTTTGAGCTGCCTTGTTTTTTATAAATAAAGGTAACAAGTTCCCAACTAGATTCACTTGAGAATTGAGCATCAGCTGCTACTTTTGGTAGTGCTTTTACCATATCCTTGGTCATTTCAACTAAAACGGATTGACCTGGAATTGGTTGAGTTGCAGAAACTAATGCTTTATCTACAGTGACGTTATTTTCTGAAGTTCCAAGTGGAACATAAAAACCAGTGTTTCCTCTTCCACCACTAACTTTATTTACGTTATTACGAACAACAATTCCTTCTTGACGGCAACGTATTGCAAAGTTAGCAAAAACGGTATTCGGTTCCCCAGCACCAAAAATACCATCAATTTCGTTATTTTCAACTAATCCACCAAAGGATTCAATTGTAACAGCAGAATTGAACATTGATTTGTTACCAGTAGCACTAATAACAGCACCAGATTGACCTTTAATCAAATTGTTTTTAAAGGTGAGGTTTTTGAAGTTATTATTTTGTGGTGTAGTATTTGTTCCAATGTAAACAAAGTTTCTTGCAACGTTTGGTACAGAATACGCAATATTAACTACAGTAAAACTAATTGTTTGCCCAACAGTTCCAGAAATAAGTTTATTAATTGTAACGTTATTTCCAGACACAGATTGAACCTGCCCCTGACTAGTCCAAGCAGATGAAGTCATTGAACCACCAACAACAATACCTCTTGTGCTTCCTACTTGTATAACAGATTGAGCACCAATCGAAACAATGGTTGCGTTTGCTGTAAAAGTGCTGAATCCAGGCACATCTGCTGGTTCGCTACCAACGAATGTTTTTCCATCGAAAACGCAGTTTTGTATTACTCCATTATCTGAAAGGGTTGTACCACCAGACATAACAGCAGAGTCACCATTCGCAGTGAATCTACAATTTTCAATTAAGAAATTAAGATATCCACTACCACTAGAGTTACCAAAACCTAAAGCAGCACCTTCCTGCCCAACGCTTCCGTCAAATCCAATAGCGGTTAAATTACGAATAACCATTCCATTTGAATTTTGAGTAAAAGCAATGGTAGCGGGGACGCTGCTGGTATTTATCGTCTGTGTAATTGATACGTTTGTTCTTGCTGCTTTAAAGCTAAAAACAACTTTTGAACCAGTTGCACTGACAGGAGTTGATAGTGTAATGACCTTAGTAGTAGCATTAATAGCAGAAATAACCGATTCAACGCCACTCCCTACAATTTTTTGTCCAACAACAATACCAGTAACACTTGGTAGTGTGATTGTTGTACTTCCTTGTGTTACGTTTGCAGCTAATTTAAAAGACAATACAACACCTGATCCACCAGCAGAAGTTGCTGCATCTAAAGTGATAACCCTAGTGGTTGCATTGATTGCTGTAATATAAGCATTAACACCAACACCTTCTACTTTCATTCCAACAACAAGACTTGTTGTGTTTGGTAATGTAATTGTTGTTACACCAGAAGCAACTGTTGTTGTTTTAGAAACAACAGTAGGATCTGCCGAAGCTACTGTGGGCAATGATACGCGGAATTGTGTTGCGCTAATAATTTGCGAAACCCGCGATCCAGATGTAATATTAGTTCCACTTACTGATTTACCACGAACTAAAGCGGCAGTTGATGAAACTGTTATAACATCTTCTCCTGAAAAGAAAGAAGAACCAGTAAGAACATCATTTGCTAGTTTGCCTTGAAGAACGGTAAGATCTTTTCCAGCACCTTGCATTGTTATGGTTTTACCCATAAAATCAATGTTTTCGTTCCAAGTACCTTCGCCGATATTAACAATATCACCAGTAACTGCATCGTAAATAGCAGACTGGATTTGTGTGTGGGTTCCAGACCCATCTTTTTTTACATAAAATGTAGACATATTTTTTTTCCTTTTTATTTAACCGATCTGGAATTAGATCGTTATATAAGAAGCAAAGGGGCTAGTGATTTCTCACCAGCCCCTAAGCTAAACTAAACTGCTAAGTTATTAGCTAACTTGGCAATCTTCGCTCTCAATTTCAACAGGGAGAGCTTGTCCTGAGTTCTTACCTTTAAGGTCAACGGCGCGAGCCTTTTTAACCGTAATTTCAGAAGTTTTTGCAGCAACGCGAAGACCAACGGCCTTTTCTTTGCCTTCAAGAGCTTCAGCACGAACGTTTTCAACTGATACGTCGGATGACTTACCGCGAATTTCAACGCCAGCAATCATGCTACCTGATTTACTGTCTGCAACAAGAACATCTTCAATAGATCCATCGGTACATCCGTTAATGGAAACACCGCGAATTTTATGAACACCTGATTCTGGTTCAGACTCTTCATTGACACCGAATGCAACTTGTTGTGCATCCGAGCCTAGAGACTTAATAGAATCTTTTGCATCAGCAGTCTGGTGATCTTTAATCACAACGCGCTCAACGCTGAATCCAGCGGCACTGTCAATACGAACACCGAAAGAACCTTTATGAACGTGATGTTGTCCATCGAGGTTACGAACGAGTTTGTAGGTGACTGGACCACTTCCTGAACCGAATCCGAGTAGAGAAGCGCACTGTTCATAAGTAACAGGAGTTTCGCTGTCGGCAGTTACAAGAGCTAAAGTTTCAGAGTTAACAAGTTTTAGCTTGAAGAGACTGTCGCTTAGATCTGGCAATAGAGCTGCTGAGTAAGCAACGGTTTGACGACGATCAGTTCTAGCTGCTGCTTGTTCAAGAATTTTATCTTTGTCGATAGACAAAGATCCATCTGCTTTTTCAAGCCAAGGATAAATTTCACCATAGCCATAATAAGTGCCGTCATCTTGGAAAATATCTCCCTGATAACCACCTTTTAGACCAACGTGGTTAGCAGTAAGAGCACCAAGAGCACTCATCATTGATTTACGAAGTGCAAGAACACCGATATCAATGTTTGAATTATCAACGCCACCTAGCTGTGCTTGTGGAATCGCTCCGGTGAAGTACTTTTTAAGTAATTGCGCTGCTTCAACTGCGGCAAGACCAGCTTCAACAACATCGTTTCCTTTGTACAATCCGCTTGCTTTTTTAGCGGTCCATGCAGAAGAACCACCAGCTGCAACATAGTTAGCTACAGCTTTAGCTGCTGTATCAAATGAGTCTACTGGTTTTGCTTCGGCAGCATATGCTTTTGCAACAGATTCAATCGCTTCTTTTGAAAGAAGGAGTGTTGCTGGTGCCATAGAAGCTGCATCAGATTGAGCATTAGTGTATCCAAATGGACGCAATCCGTTTCCATTAAAGGTTTTGTTAAATCCCTTTCCTGGGGCAGCAATTGCAATTGTTTCCATTGGAGCAAGATGCATTCCACTGAAAGTACAATCAAGAATATAAATATCTTGAACAGTACCGCCGCGAGAAGACGCTAGAGGACCAACGCCTTCGGAACTAGACCCAACACGGAAACCATAAGAAACAGAGTCAGGATAACGGAATCCATCTGATGTTCTTGGGTTTTGTGCAATAAGGTTAGTAGAACGTGGAATCTGTGCAACACTTGTCATTTGCTGTAAACCGTTCATAGCAAGACCAGCGCGATTAGCTCCAGCAACGTTTAATGCATTGTGGCCAGTGTTAACTTGAATGTAAGTGTCATCGGCAGATTTCATTGATTTGCGATGAGCAGCTTGCATTGCGAGAAGGGCTTTACGAACACCAGCTGCTTGAGCAGAAGGAACACCTGCTGTAACAAGTTCAGCTTCTGATTTAATTACAGGATAACGTGTTGTTTTCCCGTTTCCGAAAGTATCGGTTGCACCGCTCGCGATTGAATCCCACTTCATCCAAGGACAAGCTAATGCCCCAGAGGTTGCCCAAGTTGAAGGACGTTCAAAATAACCAAGCATAATTTCTACGTTAGCTAACTGTGCATAGTGAGAAAGCGCCATAGAGCTGTTTGAAACTGCTTTATTGAGCATTTCTTGATGAACATCTTTAAAAACAATCTGTGAAGAATCGTTAAAAATTGCTGTTCCGAAATATGAACCTTGGTTAACAGTTGAAGCGTTTCCTGAAGAAATACCTTCAACTAAGAGCCCTTTTACAAAATGGCCGCGAATAGCAAAGTGGTTGTTACGAGCGAGTCGTCCAACACCAGTTGAGCTATAGATGTGAGCATTTTGAGCACCTTTTGATGAAAGACCAGCAAAGTGACCATCTGATAAGTCAATGATTGAGCTAAAAGCGGCAACTCGATTTGGACGCTCGTGCGCACCAATACTAAAACCAGCTAAATCAATAACTTGATCCTTACCCCACATACGAATCTCAGAGTTTACCCCAAGAAGCATGATTGGTTGTCTAGATGCATCGGTAGTAGACCAAAGAGACACTGGATCTTTAAGATACTCAACATCACCGCGATAGTTAACGGGTTTTGCAAATCCACGGTGAGAAAGTGACTCTTGTTCAACTGTACCAGGGAGTGCGTGAACTAATCCTGTATTTTGAACGCCGTTTAAAGTGCTGTTTGCCGCTTGAAAGCCAGGGAAAATAGCGTTACGAATAGCGTTAACAATATCGCCCATTAGTTTTAATTGACAAGGAACTTCACCAAGAATAACAGTTCCCCAACGAAGTGCAGCATCGTCAGCGAATAGTAGAACTGTTTTTCCAGAAGCACGCTTTTTAAGCGCATCCATCATTGTTCCAGAAGGAATTCCGTCTGCGATGTTGGCTGCTTTAATAGAAGCAAGGTCAAGAACAACGCGAGTACCAATAACAGTACCATCTTCGCGATGATCGGGAACGCGAGTTTCGCGACGACCATTGTTAGCAACAAGTGCTCCACCAACAGCAGCTGGTGCTGTTGATGAACCTGGCGCTCCACCAACAGGAATCAACCCAATTGCTTCGTCGAAACGAATTGTGCCACCTGCTTCATATTTTTTTACAAGACGCTCGCGCTCTGCTTTTAGTTTTTGATAGAGTGCTTCGCCTTTTAATTTTGATTTACTCATAGTATACCTTTCGATAGTTTATTTTATTATAATAAAAAATGGAGATGTGTGGCTAATGTTATTAAACACACACCCCCATTACAAAGTTGTTAATTCTTACGAACGAACATCTTTTAAATACCTTACACGTAGTTTGTCACCAAGTGCAAGTGCTTCTGCTTCTCCTTGTAACATAGAGCCAGCAAAAGTTAATCTTGTTTTTCCGTTCATGACAGAAACTTCATAATCTTCACCTTCAAGCATCATTAAACGATCAATTGAGAAAACAATTGACATTGAGAATGCTTTATGGCTAAGTTCAATGTAGTTATTTGCAATAGTTTGTGAAGAAACCATGAAGGAATCAACAGCAAAACGACCACCGAAATCATCAGCAAGACTTTCTGCGTATTGTTTTGCTTCCTGTTTAGCAGCAGCAATATAACCAGTGACAGAAGTAGCAAAATTTTCATCATTACCAAGAGCTTCTGCTAACTCACGAAGAGTATCGAGCATCTCTGGCGCAGAATCAATAACCGCTGCTACTTTTTGATTGGTGTATTCTTTAGATTCAAAAAGAACGCGACTGTCTTCAGAAGCACGTAATGCTTCTTCTGCATCAATTTCATATTGAAGTTGAGCTTCACGAGCCATCGCACGAGTTTCTTCTGCAAGAACTTCAGCGTCGGTGTATACTTTAGATTCAGAAAGAACACGAATATCTTCGCTTGCACGAAGTAGTTCTTCAGCATCAATTTCAGATTGAAGTAAAGCTTCAACACCCATTGCTCGTGTTTTTTCAGCATCGGTATAAGTTTTAGCTTCACCAAGAACACGAATATCTTCAGAAGCACGAAGTGTTGCTTCTGCTGAATCAGCGGCAATACGTGCAGCGGTTTCAGCAGCTTCAGCTGCCATTGCGCGAGTTTTTTCAGCATCAGTGTATGCTTTAGCTTCACCAAGAACTCTTACATCTTCGCTTGCACGAAGAGCCGCTTCAGCAGCTTCAGCTGCCATCGCACGAGTTTCTTCTGCGTTAACATCAGAAATACGATCTACAATTTCTTGATCTAAGTCAAATCGTAATTCTTGTGCATAACCATCTAAATCGTCAAGATCTAGTCTGATTGCAGCATCAGCAGCAGCAAATTCAGAACGAATTGCAGCTTCTTGTGCCATTGCACGAGCTTTTTCGACATCAGTGTATGCTTTAGCTTCACCAAGAACTCTTACATCTTCAGAAGCACGGAGGAGTTCTTCGGCATCAATTTCAGATTGAAGCTGGGCTTCACGAGCCATTGCACGAACTTCTTCAGCATCAATTTCGGATTGAAGTTGAGCTTCACGAGCCATCGCACGTGATTCTTCAGCATCAATGTCTGACTGAAGTCCAGCTTCAGCTGCCATTGCACGAGCTTTTTCAGCGTCGGTGTATGCCATTGCATCAGATTCAGCTTTAGCAATTGACCCTTCACCAGTTCCTTCTATAACATCTAAACGAGTTTCATGATCGTATAGTTGTGATAAAATTTGTGAGGTTGCAGTTTGATCTGAAGCAATATACTCAGCAATTTCACGAAGAGTATTATACGCTTCGGGAGCGGCATCAATAACAGACGCAATGCTCATGTCTGTGTATGCTTTAGATTCACTTAATACACGGGCATCTTCAGATTCACGAGTTAAAGCTTCAGCAGCTTCAGCAGCCATTGCACGAACTTTTTCTTCGTCAGTATATGCTTTAGCTTCACCGAGAACCCGAATGTCTTCAGAAGCACGTAATTCTTCTTCTGCATCAATTTCAGATTGAAGTGCTTCTTCTGCAAGCTGTGCTCGGGATTCCTCTGTCCAAATTTGTTCTTGAAGATATTGCTCGGCTGCCATTGCACGAACTTTTTCTTCGTCAGTATACAATTTAGCTTCACTTAATACACGAATATCTTCAGAAGCGCGAGTTGTAATTTCTTGCTCTATATCAAAATGTAATTCGTCAAGACCTAGTCTGATTTCAGCATCAGCAGCTGCAAATTCAGAACGAATTGCCGCTTCTTGCACCATTGCACGATATTCTTCATTAAGAACTATTTGATTGGTGTAAGTTTTAGATTCAGATAATACACGAACGTCTTCAGACGCACGAAGTTCTGCTTCAGCAGCTTCAGCTGCCATTGCGCGAGTTTTTTCTGCGTCAGTATATAATTTAGACTCAGAAAGAACGCGAGCATCTTCAGAAGTTCGAGTTGCAATTTCAGAATCTAGATCATCACGAAGCAATTGATCAGCAGCTTCTCTAGCTGTTTTTTCAACTAAATCAGCAGCAGCAAAGTCATAACGAATGTCGGCATCTTCCGCAGAACGGATTGCTGCTTCTTCTGAAACTTTTTCGTCTGTATAATCTTTAGATTCTAGTAAAACCAAAGCATCAGCAGCTGCAAATTCTCCACGAATTGCAGAGTCTGCATCTTCACGAGCAGCTTGTTCAGCGGCATCAGCGGCTGCACGAGCAAGAGCTTCTGCTGCATCAGCAGCTGCACGAGCAAGAGCTTCTGCTGCATCACCAGCATCAACATAAGATTTTCTTGCCAATTCATTTGCATGAGTTGGGTCATAAGAAACTCTTGGCATCTCTAGAAGTTGGAATTTATTATCAGAATCTAGTTTAAATAAAGCAGCTTCAGAACCATCTACTTTAAGTGCTTTAAATGAATCTTCATTTAAAAATAAGACTTTAGAACCATCTACGCTCTGCGAACGTAAAAACTTCTTTTTGATTTGAATACTCATATTTTCTCCTTTTATGAGCTTTAAATACACCACTCCCTTGAATAGAAACATCCAAAGGAGAAATATATATTATTTGATTAATTGTGGTCGTATATAATGCGTATTTTATCGTCTATTCCAGCAACATAATCATAATCAAAGCCATCCCACTTTAATTCGTTGCCTTCTACAATAAAATCAACGCCAAAAAAAAGGGCACCACCACCCTCTTTAATATCTACCTGCACAAATTGGGGGTTGATTGGGGTTTTGTCAAGAACTATTTTTTTAGCCATTAATTCCGCCGAAGTTACAATAACATATTGAATTCTTCGAGCGTTATTTTTTAATAAATATTGTGGATGGGGGTTTGCTGTTGTCATGTGCTCTAGTAACACAACTTCACTATTTGAAAGGAGTGTTTCTAAACCAGCATCGTTTTTAGAATAAACAAGTCCATCTGCTTTTGCATAAATTGTAACTTTATTTGTAAGAGGTGTTTCTGGAACTGCTGTTGTTTTTTGTAAAATAATTTGGCTCATTATATAACCTCTACAATTCCATTAATGCCAACTTCAACATTACCCGTTTCATTCATGTCAATATAACCATTCACTGTAACGGTTCCAACATTTAATGTGATTTTAGTTGTTAAAATAAATTCATCAAAATTTGCAGTAACGGGTGGAAGCGGTTGTTCTCTAAATGTTAATTCTGTTGTTGCTGGGTCGTATTGTAATAATAACATATTAAGTAACCGTTAAACTGGCAATTTCTCTTTTTGTACCATCGACATATGTTACTGTAACAACTGCAACAATTTCACCAGCCGACCCACCTCTTTTATATGTATATGTGGATGTAGTTGATGTGTGTATCCCATTAAAATAATCAAAGGATTCTTTAACTAAGCCATTGCTAACTTTTAAAGAATTATCAACTGCTACATCAGCAAAACGTGTACCATTTCCTATTTTAACAGAATCGGTTTGATGATCAACAGCAACTTCAACTGAACCAACAACAACTGTTGCCTCTGTTGTGGTCCGCAAAGCTCCTGTTGTATCATCGAATGCATGTTGTAATACTTGAGCGGAGTCTAATCTAGAAGGAGATGGTTTGTTACTTGGCATAATCTACCATTGAATTATTATTGTAACATTTGGTCTGCTGTAACCGGCATATTCTCAAATGGAGGGGGCGGAGATGGCACACCTGGAACTTGTAATTGTTGGCCGGTTGCGGCTTGCACAGTTTCACCAGCTTGAACATTACCACCTTGTGTTTGCATCATTTGTTGCATTTGTGAATTTTGAATTGATTGATTTGATGGCATTTCTTGTCCAGCTAATGGTCCTTGTTGCATACCAATAGGAGGAAGGGGTTGCTCTCCAACAAGTTGTAATAATGCTGGATCTGTTTCTCTTAATGAATTTAAATGTTTTTCAATGTGTTCTAAAACAAGACGAACAAGATCCGGGTCGCGGCGTAGATCTGGATCGGAAAGAACCGCTTTGTGTTCGTTAATATGAAGACGATGTTTGTCTAAAGGAGAAACCAAAACTTCTCTTCCTTCTAACATCTGCTCGTTTTCTGATTTAATTAAAAGCAATTCATTCATTTCACCTTCAAACATAGTTTCAATCTTACCTGTGTTAATTACTTGAAAATATTGTTCGGGTGATTTAATAAGATTCATTTGTAGCATTTGTTCAGCCATTTGAACTCGACCGGCAGTTGTTCGAGAAAGAGGGTTACCAACATCAACAACAACGCGATTAATTGCGGAAATTTGTTCGCCTGTAAATTCTTTTAAAAGTGGGCGGTTGTTTTTACCAACCAAAGCAATAACTTTAGGAGTCGTTGCAAAGTCTTTTAAAATTTGAATGATTGCAGTTCCAACATCCTCAATAAGTTTTACATAACTTTGTTGAAGACCTGAAATATATTGCAATGACATTGATTGAACAAGTGCAAGTGCTGTACCCGATTTAAGAGAAGCTTCAGGATTTCCACGAGTTACACTATTAACACCCGAAATAGTTTCAGCTGACTGAATTAACATATTTAAAAAGTTAAATACTTCTGGTGGAGTTGATGTTAATTGAAGCGGTTCAGGACGAGCGTTACCTTCAATAATGTTCATCGCACCATCTAATGTATTAACTGCAATATCAGCACCGCGAGGAACGAATAAATTTTGAACACCAAAGGCGTTTTGGTTGGTCATAATTGTGCTGTAAAGCGAGTTAATACCTTCTTGAATAGGAAAGATATCAAACATCGGAGTATAACCGTATGGTGTGCCCATAATCTCACGAGGAGTAATACGGAAAACAGGTAGAACACGGTACGGCATTTTTGTGTCTAATAAAACAATCTCCGAATCAACGAAAAGCATGTACCGACCGTCTGGCATTGCTTCTGTTCGCTTATGATAAAATTCATATACCGGAATATCGTCGGTTTCATCGTTGCTAAATACAGCCAAACGATACACTGCGCTTTGGTTTTTAGGTTTTACACCAAGAAGTTTTTCTTTTAACTCGGGATATTTTGCGATTAAATTATAACGATTTTGAAATGAACGAGTTAAAATCCACTCGTTGTTCCAAGTCTCTTTTGTGCCGTCTACAACAACATCAAAAGGAGAAAGATTAGTGAATTCAAGCTCACCCTCATACACCATTTCACCAGTCTCAGGATCTGCGTCATATGCTTCGCCCGCAGTCGCGTTCCAATCTAGTTTAACATATCCAGAACCAAGAACAATTGCCATTTCGGTTGCTTTTTTAAGACAATCCTCAAGGTGTTTTTCACGCATATAATAATCTAAAACACCATTAGCTACATAAGTTTGTGCTAATGACTTATAATCCGTGTTTACAGCTCTAGCTTCCATCATAGGACGGTTGGCTGTAATCATTGTAAAAATGTGTTGAGCGATGTTTGCAAAATGGTTAACCGGTAACATGGTAAGTTCACCCTGTTCACCAGAAAATTCAACTCTATGGCCATATCCAAGGTCATTAGAATAAGCCCCGTGGTAGGCCCGCCACATTCTAGACATTTTCTCCAAGTAAGCGTTGGCTCTTAGAAGGTTAAAAAAGCTATCACCTTTAGCTAAAAGGATTCCCGCGCAGTCCTCTGCTTTTTTTTGAGCAAAGTAAACTTCGTCTTGTTGTTTTTGATCCATTTTAGTAAAAGGAGTATCCATTTATTCACCCACAAATAACCATAATTGCATTAGTTAAGTTTCTATACAAGTATAGTTGTTATTTTTTCTTTACGTTAAAAATAGCTCGATAAACATCGTTTGCTTGTTGGCCGTAAAAATTTTTAGGGTTATTAACATATAAATCTTTTAAATCATAATTATAATGAGCGGGATATGGATTTTTATTATAACTTACAGATCTTACAAGATATTTAGCGGCATCTACAGTATCATAATGACCATTATCAGGCGAACGAGCAAAAGTTGTTTTGGTTTCTACATTTTTCCATTTACAATTTCTTAGATGACGAATAAGGGTCTTACATTTTGGGTTTATTATAATTTTTTTAGTGGCAAGCATAACCCTAAGATTATTTAATGCAGATTCATTGTCATCTTTTTTAGCCGGAACAAACGTTAATTTATTATTAGATATACGAGTAATTTCTTGTGTAACAATATAATTAATGTCACTAACACGAGTGTGTGGAATTTTAATTTCATTACTTATAGGATTAGTCCAAAGTTCAATTTCTTTTTTAAGAATTTTTTCAGTTAAATCTGGTAGTTGTAATTCTTTTCCACTTAAAACTATTTCATCTTCAAAAATTATTTTATCTGCTTTAAAATCATAATAAGCGAATAAAACAGCAGTTAAGTCTTTGTACCCAAGATCCATTGCAACATATGTATCGTAAAATGGTGGTTTGGGCCACTCTTTAATAATTTCTTTTTCTAACTCAACCGTGAATTCTGGGAATAAAACATTTTCTTCTTCTCGAATAACTTCACAAAGATATTCACGTCTAAACTGAGGAGAGTTTTCTCCACCCATTTCTTTAATTGCACGATCAATTTGTTCTTGAGCAAGCATTGGGTTATCAAAAATTGTTTTTTTAGTAAGAGTTGAGTTTAATTCAGCTTGTTCGATAAACTCATAAAAGTCATGATCTGAGTCTGTTGGGGGTGTGGAAGCTAGGATAATTTTACCACCAGTATGCATTAGAGTTGGTAATAAAATAGATTTAACAATGTGTTTTAAATTATCACAGAAGCCAGCCTCATCTACAAGAACAAGATCAGACTTTTGACCCCGTAGGCGTTCGTAGTGTTTGTTATCACTACCGGCTAACTGAATAGAACTTCCATTAGAAAAATGGTATGTAAATTTACTTTCAATATATGTTGGCTTTAAATGCTCGGGACAGTCTTCTAAAAGCATTTTAAAAATAGGATCAAATATGTTTTTAGCGTGAAGCTTAGTGTCAGTTAGAAGCTTTACAATGGAGTTTGATTTACGAAGACATTGCTCTAAAGCGATAAGAGCAAGAGCCACAGATTTACCACTCTGACGAGCTAATAGCCATACAAGGGTAGCATTATCATCTGCGTCATTAAAGATTTTACGCATGTCTTTTTGAACAGCGTGACATTTCCAAGACAGTTCGCCCCGAGCCCAAAGCTCAGCAACCGCATCTTTTTTGCTTATTTTATTTTTAAGAGAATGTTCCTTGCTCATTATCTAACATTTTTAATAGATCGTCGTTATTCATTTTTTGTGTTTGAATTGATATAGACGAGCTAGAACCTTTTGATAAAAGTATTTTTGTAAATATTTCAACGCGCTTTGCTTCTTCAAGAGTAAGTTCTCTATCCATTGAAATTTCTTTCATTCGGGCCAATTGAACTTTAGCAATCATTTCTTCATCAGATGATGCTTCTACTTGATAGGCAATAAAATTTTGTTTTTCTTCTTGAAGAAGTGGAGTTGATTTTTCAAGAAGATCCTTTAATTCAACATTTTCTTCTTCTAATACCTTGACTTTTCTAGATAATGATAGAATTGTTTTATATTGTGCTTCTGCGTATTTTTGCAAAGAAGCAGCATCTTTAAATTGTTCTAGCATTTTATCTATTGAGTCCATTAGAATTTAACAGCGGATCTAATCTGCTGCCCTAGCTTCATAGTTGAAACATGAGAACGTAGTTCTTCGGCTTCTTTTTTAGATTCAATGGATTGTTCTTCTAGTGTCTTTAAACGACCTATCAAAGAATTAAGAATTTTATCTTCTTCTCGATTAATCATGTATCCAGCGAATCCAGTTAAAATAGCAAACACAGGGGCGTCTTGCAAAGAAGCACCTGACATTAACATTTTTACACTAAAAGCAACAAAAAGACCAAGAGGGATATACTTAATATACTCTTTCATAGTGTTTCCTCGATGAATTTAAAAAGTGATGGTTTCGTAAGCCACTGATTTTATTTGCCTTAATATGGCGGTTGGCATTGAAGAAATCACTTCTTATAGTATAGTTGTTAATTAACAACTTTATATATGAGTGATAAAATAAAAATTAAAGATGATTATTATATTTGGAACAAAGGCGACAATCTTTGGATTAATAATTGGTTTAAAACCAAAGAATTTGAATGTAAATGTTCCAATAAAGAATGTGTAGAACAAAAAATTGCGGTTGAACTGGTTAATCGTTTAACTGAAATTAGAGACTATACAAAAAGCCCAATGAGGGTCACATCTGGGTATCGTTGTAGTAAACACCAAGAAGAAATTAGAAATAGTGGAACATCAACAGTTGTTGCTAAAAAAAGCACACACGAGCTGGGTAATGCTGCCGACATTTCTGTTTCTAGCTTAACAACATTAAATTTATTACCGATTGTAGAAAAAAAGTTTAAATCAATCGGTATTGCGAACAATTTTTTACATGTTGATCTTAGGGACGATAAAGCTCGTCGCTGGAAATATTAAGCATCATTACAAAATTGGGTCATATTTTCTTTAACCTGATCATATAAAACGTCTTCAGGTAATTGAATCAAATATGGGTTCATATAATTATCTTCTGTATCAACATGGTGTTTATCTAAAATACAATGGGTTAGTTCGTGGAACATCAATTGTTTTTTTGTTTCTAGATTAGAAATTGTCCAATAATTTTCATCAATCAATATCTCTTTGCGATGTAAATAAACGGTACACAGTCCGATATTGTCATCTGTTAATTTACTAAATCGTATAGAAAATTGATTTGGTTTTTGTATTTTATTACATTGCTCTTTTCCAAGAGCCATAAATTCTGCATAATATACATTAAGATCTTTATCAATATTATTTAATGGTATAGTAAAAAACAATATAATAGCAGAAAACCAAGCAGCTAATAACCCCATTTTAGTTCGCCTCATTTGATTTTCTTCTTGCTCTTAATTTAATCATGTTTTCATGCGAACGCTTTACGTTACAAGAACCACATACTGAACCATTCCATAATTTTCCAGTTTCATCTACTGTTTTTTTATTTTTTCCGTCCGGGTATTTTCCCGTTTCTATTCTATCTTTTAAAACTTTACAAATCTTACATATTCTTTTATTGTTTTCCATATTTATTTCTCAATTTTAAAGGCACACTCATTGTATTACACACATCCAGTTCATGTTGTTTTATTCCACCTAAAGTTAAAATAGACATTAATTCTAATATATTATTCTCATTAAGAACGTCAACAGTATCGGAATATTTCATTTCATTAAATGTGTTATTTATTTTAAAAATTTTTTTATACTTATTACCCATGTCTAGTTGTTTAATTTTTTTATTAAGTCTGTTCATTCTGATCCAGCCTCATAGTTGCATTTACAGCAGGTTAATTTATCAGTGACGGGGTGCCTTGACCAATCGTGAATTTCGTCAATTTCATGACATTTTGGGATTGGTTTTGGTTTGTTTCTATTTTCAGCAACATTTACTGCATTAAAAAACATATAACCAAGTACCATCATAAGCATAAAAATCAGCAATTCCATAATAATCTCCTAGACTTACAAGAATTTAACAACTATAACTAAAGTTGCACGTATGTGAACCTAATAAACATTACGTATCAACTACGACGAGCTTCAAACAGCGAGTCGCCGACGTTACCAATTAACGTACCGACAACATCAGTTATTCGCCACGGATTAGTGTATTCACCACTTCTATCCTTTAAAACCCAAACAAAACTACCTACCAAGCCAATAGAAAGACAAAAATCTTTTTTTGGCTTTCGTAAATTTCTTACTATATATCCATACATAACACCATCCATACCCATACAACTACACCTTATGTCTTACATTAATTAATTCTTTTGTTACATTATTTTATGTGTTTTGTATCTTTATAGAATAATGTGGTCAAAGAATTATCGGAATATATTATGTTGTTTACTTTATTGTTGGGATAGTTGGTTTGTATGAAAGACGATGCATCATCCATTTTATCGAATATACCAACAATAATTTTATCGTTACGCTTATTAACCAGTAGAACGTGTATTTTATAATCTTTTGTAACGGCTATACGAACTTTATAGGACACAATTAATCTGTTAGTGTATGGAGTATACCCAGCGGATACAAACGCTTCTATAAGCTCTACAGCACGTATCTTACGCGTTTTTATATCACACCCCCCCGATACAAGTAAAACGAATTGAAGATTGGGTAAATCACGGATTAACTTACGGCAGGAGTGAGATTTATCCTGAATTTGTGATATGTTTCTAGATACAGCTGCTAGAATATTATTACTATGAGAGATAAAGAATCGTTTATCTTTTTCATTAATAAAACCCCATACTCCGGGTTTAGAATAATCTAGTAAATCTTTTATGTTCATAAATTAACATCATATAATTGTGTCAATCAGTTTCATCCCATTTAATGATATCAACGACTTACAGAGTGACAAATTACCTTTACACTAAGACAATATACAAAATAAACCCTATTTGTTGATATAACGCACATACAGGGTGTTTCTGTAATAGTTGTTAACTAATCTAATTGTGTTTCTAGAATATATATTAAAAATTCGCGGATGGGCTTGGCTAACGCTATCGCACTCACAAAGTACCCTACCCCCCCCCTCCTCCTGGCATACTTCCTGCTACCTGCAATCCCCATACCTCAACTCAACCAGTTGAATAAACTGAACTAGTTGTGGCATGCCGTATGCAAGAAAGATTTTAGCACTAAATCGAATCGGTTGAATTTAGCCCTCTATTATATACAGGGTAGAACTAAACGGGAATGGTTTAGGTGGTGTCGAAGACCTTGACAGTGTCGATAAGTTCTACAGGGTGTTTGAATGGTGTGGCATGGGGAAGTCTAATGATATCAGGTATTTAGACGTTGGCATGGCTGCTGCAGTGATCGGTAGCATGACGATGCAGTCATGGGATAGCACTAGATTCTCTCTCTCTCCTCTAGTGTTAACTCTCTCCTCTCTCCCGAAATACCCCACGGACGGGGTATCGTTGGCGGATGGTTCCCGCTAACCTGACGATGGGAAACCCTTTGCATGAGTTGGTCTTCGTGCATCGTATAAGATAGACAAGCGATCGCGTGGCACTATGCCTGACGATTGCGCCGATAGGGTACCATGCTACAGCCTTAACTGGCTATGCTTTAACGCCCTATTGCCCCCGATAAGACGGTTACTGGTCCGGGGAATAGCCGATAATAAACGGTAGAAAGTCCGTTGCATCGGAGTAGGTTCGAAACAATTCCAGGAATGGAATTGTCGCAAGGATTAACCTTGCCTGATGATGAACCTAAACAAAGAGGATATATCATGAAAAAACAAATTGACGCCATCGAATCCGAACTAAACTCTAATCTCTTTAATTTAACTTTAATCGTCTGCGGTGTTTTAATTCTTTACTGCATTAAGTTTTACGCTTAATAATATAACTAAGGAGTCAATGTATATGTCACAAAATACCTTGAAAATTAATGTTTCACCACCAATTGAAACAAAATGGGGATTTGATTTAACGTCAATCACTGCTGAAAATTGGGGGAGAGTCCTACAGGCAGTTGGTATAAATAAAAAACCAAAACATGAAGACGTTATGTGGATTTGGTCCGGGGACGGAATTAAAATTCACACTGGGAATGATCCAATTTCGGGTAAATATGCTCAAGGCCGTAGAGACGTAGAAAAGGATTATGCCAGCTATATTGGTTTATATGGGGAGAAGGCATTAGTTGAAAAGGCCGCTAAAATTATCCGCGACCTTGCCGACGATATTAAGGAAGAAACACCAAACAATAGTGGATTTATATAAACCGAAATCCAATATTATAGTAATATAACCTTATATTAAGGAGTCGATGATATGTTAACCAAAAATGCTAAAATGAAACGCTCAGAGGGTTCGAGGTTTAAAAAAATATTCAATTGGACCATCCCCGCATTCATGACCAAGGACGGGTTTAAAACCTGCCCAATGGCCGGAGTTTGTGCGTCCGGTTGCTATGCTCGGATGGGCGCTTATGTTTGGTCCAATGTTTACGGAAAGCACGAGGCAAACTTGAAGCTAACCCAAGCCCCTGAATTCGTTCAGGCTATGAGTCTTGAGGTTAAGCGAGTCAAGGCGGACCTAGTCCGTATCCATGACGCCGGTGACTTCTACTCTCTTGAGTATCTTTTGAAGTGGATTGACATTGCAAAACTCAATCCATCGGTGCAATTCTACGCATACACCAAAAGCGTAAGCATGGTCAAAAGTGTGACATTGCCTGATAACTTGACCATTATTTTCTCTCTAGGTGGGCGAGAAGATTACTTGATTGACACAAAAACCGATCGGCATAGCCGAGTTTTTTCCTCGATTGAACAATTGCAAGCTTCGGGATACGTCGATACTAGTCACGACGATACCCATGCAATCGGCGTCAATCATCGAATCGGGTTAGTATACCACGGCAATAAAAAATTCGATAACACGGCATGGGATCGGGTTAGCGCATAATAAAAGAAAGGGCCGCGATATGGTTAAGGAATTGCTAATAGATCATAATGGGCGGGAATTATACCTAGTCGGGAAAGTGTACTATGGGAATAGACTTGACCCTGAAGATAGGGGCGATATCACAGGGTTCAAAGTATTCGATGAACTAACAAGCGAGGATATCACTGAGGAACTTTCTTGGACTGAGCGCGACAAGCTGGAACAAATTCTTTTCGATCAAGGAAAATAATATAGCAATTTTTTGATGCGGCGTGAGCCGTGACATAGCCTAGGGACGGGCCGATTTTTATAATAATTAAGGAGTCTTTGTGTGTGAAGTAAACTGTTTTTGTTTAGTGTGTGAATTAGAAAACGCCGATCGTCGCGGAATTATTACCCTAGAGAATTCAGACCGTGATGAATTAACTAGAGAAGAGCTTAGGGATTTAGACTTATTCGATGAATTTGTGAAGGCTGGCTTGGGTAGTTAATATATGAAAAAATTAGTGGCAATCGTATCGGTGGTAACGGTAAATGGGGATATACTTTGGCATACCAGAAAGGGATTAAGTGACGATAAAACAAGGGCAACTATATTCAAAACAGTCGAGCATGCTTTAAAATTATGCAGAAAAAAATATAGCCCAATACTAGGGATTGAATTAAAAAATTGGAAAGCGAGCGAATTATGAGCGTTGACATGATTTTTTTTCTTAATCTTTTCATGAGTTTAACGTCTATCGTTATATCAACTTATATTCTTTTGGGTAAATAACATGACAAAGGCAAATATGGTTTGGAGATTAATTCAGAAGTCTAAAGGAAAATTTTTCTCAATTACTTTCGAAAAGAAGGACGGGACACTCAGAAAAATGGTATGCCGCACCGGAGTAAAAAAACACTTGAAAGGTGGAACATTAAAACATAATCCAGCGGAATTCGGGCATGCTATCGTGTATGATGTTCAGAAGAAAGGATATAGAACGATCAACATGAATACAGTAAAGGATATCAGTCTATGAATAAGACACCTGAAAAAAACTTAGTCGATTCAATTATTAGATATGAAAATGGTGAATTGCAACAGGCCGAAATCATTGAATTTTTTCAAGACTTAATCGACTCGGGAACGGCATGGCAACTGCAAGGTACATACGGAAGAACAGCGAAAACTTTAATCGACTTGGGATACTGTACAAAATAAAAAAAAACCTGTTGTAACGAATAAAAAAATAATATAGAAATAAATTAAGGAGTAAGAAAATGGAAAACCAAAAGATTGTTAATGTAGCAGATCAAGCCCATCCTAAAATGTCCCCACGGTATAAGACCGTCCAAACTAATCTTATTGCGCAGAAGTTCAAAGATCTTGGATTCATTGTAGATGGTGTGCATCATCGACGTTCTCGCACTTTGCAAGCCGGTTATGGGCGGCATATGGTAAAGCTATCACATCCTGAACTACTCAAGTCAACCGATCATAATGATGTGAAGATGCAACTAATCGTCACGAATTCTTTTGACGGTTCTTCTGCATTCAAAATTCAACTCGGGTTCTTTCGGTTTGTATGTGCCAACGGAATGATTGTCGGTGAAACTCTTGAAAGCTATAAGCATAAACACACTGGAATGATTCTTGAAGAACTAGACGAGTCAATTGAACGGATTGCCGCACAAGTTAAGAATCTTTCAGGACTCCTCTCTAAAATGAAAGAAAAAAATCTTTCCACTGCACAGATAATCTCATTCGAGCATGAGGCCATGAAACTTCGGAGTGATAAAATTCAGGCAGTCGAGTGGACTGCTCGGCGTGAGGAAGATAAGCCTTTGGATTTGTTCACTGTTTATAACCGAATTCAAGAGGATCTCGTGCGGGGCGGCACTGCTGCTACAAGTGCAAGTGGTCGGGTCCGTGTTCTCCGTGAGATCAAAGGAGTCGACAAGCTCCGTGAATTGAACGAGAAATTGTTTGACCTTGCTGTCAAATATGTAGAAGCTGCATAATATAACAA